AGCGAGACCGAAGCGGTTGCGGCTGACGCGAAACCTCCGGCTGGAAATTCCATTTTGGAAGTTTAGGAGGCGAAGCAGGATGGAACGGATGACAAGCCGAGATGAGGATTGCGTGCTGGGCAGGAAATGGAGGGCAAGAAGGATGATTAAAAACAGAGTGTGTTTTACCGTCCGAGGAGAGTTCGGAGCGCAGATGAGCTTCGAATCAGAAAACACGATCCCGTATGAAGATCTGTGCAAGTGTATCAATAAAGATACGCTGATAGAGCTGATGTGCCTTGACGTAGTCGGCTATACCGGCGACGATATTCAGTTCATCACGCCAGAAGAGTACGACGAGCGCTTTGGAGATGACGAAGATGCCTGAGGAATACATCAGCCGCGAGACGGCACTGGAAGATTTTGAAGCCTGCAACGCAGGAAATCCAAGATGGACGCCGCAGCGGGTAAAAACGCTCCTGCTGCGTCAGCCCGCCGCCGACGTTGCGCCGGTGGTGCGGTGCAGGGACTGCAAGCATCGGACGGAATATGGAAACTGCGGGCATCCACGGCAAAAAGGTGTTTTGCCATCGGCATATCCATACGATTTTTGCAGCTACGGAGACCGGCGGGTTGACCATCTTGCATTGGAAGCGGAAACCACGCAGATCATTGACGGATGCTGCACCGCCTGCGGTGCATTTATGGACTGCTGCGAAGCGGCAGAATATAAGTTTTGCCCGTATTGCGCGAAACGGATAGTATGAAAGGCTTGCGGTTTGCTCGTGGGAGCGCGAAAGGAGGAAAGCTGATGCAGGATTGCTGCTTGACTTGCAAGAACCTGGAATACAGAAAGAACTACGTTTATCCGTACCGGTGCTTGAAACACAAGGCGGAACGGTTCTCGGAGAAGGAATTGGAACGGAGGTTCTTTTCCGGAGAGGAATGCAAAGACTTTGAACAAAGGAGGTGGCCTGATGGGAACGATTCTGGCGATTGACCCCGGTAATATCAAATCTGGCTATGTGGTGGTTGAGCACGACGGCGAGGAAATTCGCCGCGTGCTGGAGGCCGGGAAAATCGAGAATCCGGCAGTGACAGATATGCTGGATCGGAAGCTTTATGCGAACTGCATAGACGTCGCGATTGAGATGGTGCAGGGGATGGGGCAAACCGTAGGGCAGGAAGTGTTCGACACCTGTGTCTGGGTCGGGCGATTCTGGGAAATTGCATTGAGATCTGGCGGATATGAGCCGAAAAGGATATACAGGCGAGAAGAAAAGCTGTACCTGTGCGGCTGCCTGAGCGCGAAGGATAAGAATATCCGCCAAGCGCTGATTGACAGATACGGAGGTGTAGGGACGAAAAAAGAGCCGGGCTTCTTTTATGTGAACGGCACGAAGTTTGCAAAGGATATGTGGGCGGCGATGGCGGTAGCAGTGACGTATTTCGATAAGTACATCAAGGGGGTAAAGCTATGAGCAAGACGCAGCGCAAGCCGCCAAGACCGCCGATGCAGCTGACGTGCGATGCCTGCTGGAAAACGTTTATGCGGGCTCCGTCAAAGTACAAGGCAAAATACAACTTTTGCAGCGAGGCGTGCGCCTGGGCGGCACATGGGAAAGCTGTGATGGGCCGGGCGGAGCGCGTGCAGATCCTGATTACACGATCAATCCCGGTATACCCGGAAATGCGGCCCGTTCGCGGGCGGATATATCCTGCCGAGAAATACAAATACAGGACAAACCGGACGGGCTACGTCGTCGAGGTGGGCGGCAAACGCGTATGTGTGAGGGTGGACGAATGCAGGGAAATCTAGGGCTTACACCGGTGCAGGCTCCGTGCAAAGGCTGTGCGGACAGGCACACCGGCTGTCACACGGACTGCACCCGATACATAGCATTCCGCCGGGAGGCGGACAGATACAAGCAGGAGCAATCAAAGGACGCGGCGAGATATGCAACGACAAGGGGCTGTATGCGGACGCTGCACGATGCGAACCGCGCAAAGCGGGAGGGGAGGCAACATTACTGATGAGCACGCCGCGATACGGCTGGTGGGCCTATGCAAAATGGATGATCCGCAGCTATAAGGGCGGCGGGCTGATGACGAAGGCCGAGCGTGCTGCCGTTGCGGATGCAATCGCGGAGACGGAACAGCTCGTTGACGGCGCGGAGCGACTCCGGCTCATAGATTTGGTTCTTTGGAAGCGGACGCACACCTTACAGGGCGCTGCGATGGCGGTTTATGTGTCCGAACGCACCGCGCAGGAGTGGCACAGGCAATTTATTCGCCTTGTGGGGCAAAAAAGAGGGCTTTTATGAAAAAGTCTGCGTCCCAGAGCCAAATTTAACATTTACTATAAGGGCGTAGAGATCAACTCTACGCTCTTCTTCATCGGCACCGCAGCGTTCTGCGGAAACCTCCTCCTCCTGTTCTCGTGTTCTCCGGTGTGAATAAATATATTTATTCACACACGGAGACACGAGAACGAAAGAATGAGGTGGCTGGCCGGTGATCGGGCTTGATGGGGAGGACAACATGGAGGTAAAAAACAGAAAGCTTTCCAGCATTACTGCATACGGGAAAAATGCGAAAAAGCATGACAAGACGCAAATCAACAACGTTGCGGAGAGCATCAAGCAGTACGGTTTTGTGCAGCCGATTGTGATTGACCGTGACGGCGTGATCGTAATCGGGCATTGCCGCGCTTTGGCGGCAAAGAAGCTGGGTATGGAAGAAGTGCCTTGCGTCTGCGTGGACGATCTGACACCGGAGCAGGTGAACGCCCTGCGGCTGGTGGATAACAAGAGCAACGAGAGCGATTGGGACTTTGACCTGTTGGCTGATGAACTGCCCGGTCTCGACCTGTCGGCGTTTGACTTTGAATGGGGTCTGCGTGATGAACTGAACGATTCCGTTGTCGAGGATGATTATGAACCTGTCATTCCGGCGGAGCCGAAGAGCAAGCTTGGCGATGTGTACCAGCTTGGAGACCACCGCCTTATGTGCGGAGACAGTACATCTCTGACTGATGTACAAAAGCTTGTGGGGGGGGCACAAATCGATTTGCTCCTTACCGACCCTCCGTACAATGTGGACTATCAGGGCACCGCCGGTAAAATCAAGAACGATAACATGGAAGATGCAGCCTTTAGGCAGTTCCTGACGGATGCATTCTCCAATGCGACGATGGTTATGAAACCCGGCGCTCCGTTTTACATTTGGCATGCAGACAGTGAAGGGTATAACTTCCGTGGCGCGTGTAAAGATTCAATGCTGCGCGTCCGGCAGTGCCTGATTTGGGTAAAGAATTCCCTCGTAATGGGGAGACAGGATTTCCAGTGGAAACATGAGCCTTGCCTGTACGGTGAAAGCGAAATTGAAGAGGACGCGCATGAGCCTTGCCTTTACGGATGGACGGAAGGCAAGAAGCACTACTTCTTCAAGAACCGCAGGCAGACAACTGTTCTGAATTTCGATAAGCCTGTCAAATCTGCGGAGCATCCGACCATGAAGCCGATTAAACTGTTCGACTACCAGATGCAGTGCTCCAGTAAGCCGGGAGAGAACGTGCTCGATCTGTTCGCTGGCTCCGGCACAACGATCATGGCAGCGGAGCAGAATGGCAGACACGCTTTCTGCATGGAGTACGATCCGAAGTATGCCGATGTCATTGTTGACCGGTGGGAGAAGTTTACGGGGAAGAAAGCGGTGTTGCTGAATGACGATTGAAGAAGCACGGGCGATTATAGCCAAAACCAGCAGCCCGTATTTGAAGCGGGACATGGAGAAGTTTATCAAACGCCAGCAGAGAAAGGAGGGCGCGTATGGCAAGGCCAAGAAAGGAAATAGATCAAAAACAGTTTGAGAACTTATGCGGCCTGCAATGCACGCTTGAGGAAATCTGCGGTTGGTTTGGTGTGACTGATAAAACACTGGATAGTTGGTGTAAACGCACCTATCATGCCAGTTTTTCCGAGGTATTTAAGCAAAAGCGAGGAGCGGGGAAAATTTCACTGCGCCGGAGCCAGTGGCGGCTTGCGGAAAAGAACGCGAGCATGGCTATTTGGCTCGGGAAGCAATACTTAGAGCAGCGTGATGAGCCAGAAGAATCGATTGACGTGGAGGATACGGACGCTTATCTGAAAGAAGCGGGTATCGAATGAAAAGTTCGACAATCCACCCAGCGTTCGGGGATAAGCATAAGGAATATATTAGAAATGCAACGCGCTGCATTATTTCTGTTGCAGAAGGTGCTGTTCGAGCGGGAAAAACCATCGACAATATAGCCGCCTTTGCAACGATGATAAACAAAGGCACGCCTGATAGAATCCATTTGGCGACCGGCTCCACAGCGGCGAACGCTAAGCTGAACATTGGAGACGCGAACGGATTCGGGCTTGAATATCTATTTCGCGGTCGGTGCAGATGGACGAAGTATAAGGGAAACGAGGCTCTTGTAATTAAATCCTGTGGGCGGGATTATGTAGTTATTTTTGCGGGCGGAGCGAAAGCGGACAGCTTTAAAAAAATACGCGGCAACTCATACGGAATGTGGATTGCAACCGAGATCAACCTTCACCATGAGGATACGATCAAGGAGGCGTTCAATCGACAGCTTGCCGCAAAACTTCGACGTGTTTTTTGGGATTTAAACCCTTCGTCGCCTGGACACTGGATTTACCAGAATTACATAGACCGATTCCCGGAACAATTTGGAGCGCGGTATAATTACCGGCACTTTACTATCCGAGACAATGCAACGATTACAGCCCAAAGGCTTGCGGAAATCGAAAGCCAGTATGATATAAAAAGCATCTGGTATCGACGGGATATCCTTGGTGAGCGCTGCATTGCGGAAGGGCTTGTGTATCCGATGTTTGGCGATTCCTGCATCGTGCAGGACATACCGGACACCGGCGATTATTACATTTCCATTGACTACGGCACGCACAATCCGTTTTCGGCTGGCTTGTGGTGCGTGACGAAAACGGAAGCGGTGCGAATCGGAGAGTATTATTACTGCGGGCGAGAAGAACGGAAAGAAAAAACGCCGGAAGAGTATTATTCAGAGGTCAAGCGCCTCGCAGGCGGGAGGGATATAAAATGCCTAATTGTAGACCCGTCGGCGGACGCTTTTATTGCCACCGTAAAGAAGCACCATGAGTTCAAAGTTCGTGGGGCTGTGAATGATGTATTGCCCGGCATACAGACAACGGCTGAGATGATTGCGTCTGGGAAGCTCAAAATCCATGAGAGCTGCGAGGACGCCATCCGCGAATTCGGGCTTTACAGGTGGGACGAAAAAGCAGAATCTGACCGCGTCGTGAAGGAAAACGACCACACTATGGACGAAATCAGGTACATGGTGATGACGGCCTTGAAAAAACACTTCAAAGAACACAGATTTGTGCCGGAGCTGGCGCGGTGAGGTAAAAGATGAAAACATATCAGGATTTTTTAGAGGTTGCCGAGAAATCGGATCGGGACAGAATGGAATTTGTTCTGGCGGCGATCAACGATCATAAAAACTCGGATCTGTACCAGCAGGCAAAGATTGCGCGGGAATACGACGAGCACCGAAATGTTACCATCATTACCGTGCAGAAGCTGCTTTATACGCTATCCGGGAAGGCCATCCCGGACAACTATAGCGCAAATTACAAGCTCCGCAGCGCATTCTTTCCGATTTTCATGCGGCAGGAAACACAGTATCTGCTCAGCAACGGCGTGATACTGAAAAACGCCGAGAACAAGAAGCGGCTCGGCAAAAAATTTGACAATCAGATTCAGGAATTGGCGCGCTCGGCGCTCGTCGGCGGCGTGGCCTATGGCTTCTGGAACCTCGATCATCTGGAAGTGTTCACGGCCCTGGAATTTGTGCCGCTGCTGGATGAGGAAAACGGATCGCTTCGCGCCGGTATTCGGTTCTGGCAGGTGGCTGCGAACAAGCCGCTGCGGGCGACACTGTACGAGCCGGACGGATTCACACAATTCATCCGCAGGAGCGGGAAAGAGATGGAGATTTTAGCACCGAAACGCGGCTATATCTCCGTCGAAGCCTCGTCTGAGGTGGACGGAACAGAAATCTTGGAGTATCAGAATTACCCCGGATTCCCGATCATCCCCATGTACGGCAATCGCGCCCGGCAGTCCGAGCTTGTTGGCCAACGCGAGGCAATCGACTGCTATGATCTGATCAAATCCGGTTTCGCGGATACCGTAGATGACGCATCGATTATCTACTGGACGATCTCCAACGCAGGCGGCATGGACGAAATCGATATGGCGCGGTTCAAGGAAACCATGCGGCGGATCGGCGTCGGCCTTGTGGACGATGACGGCGCAAAGGCGGAGGCCCACACGCTTACGATTCCAGTCGAGGCGCGGGAAGCGCTGCTGAGCAGACTCAGCGACGATCTTTACAGGGACTTTCAGATGCTGGACACCACGAAAATACAGGGCGGGCAAAAGACGGCGACCGAGATCACGGCGGCATACCAGCAGATGGACAACAAGGTTGACGAATTCGAATACTGCGTCGGTGATTTCCTGTATCAGCTTTTTGCACTGAACGGCATTGACGATGAGCCGACATTTACGCGCTCGAAGATCGTGAACCAGCTGGAGCAGACGCAGATGGTGCTGATGGCTGCGCAGTACCTTGACGACGAAACGATTCTGAGCAAGCTGCCGTGGCTTACGCAGGAGGAAATCGCAAACATTTTGAAGAGGAAAAGCGCGGAAGAATTAGAGCGATATTCCACGAAAGATATGGAGGAATAGACGTATGAGCAGCATGGTACAGGGTGATGCGTACAGCCTCGATGTTACGATCAAAAACAACGGTTCCCCCATCAATATTTCGGATGTCAGGACGGTTGAGTTCACTTTATTCAATTTCAAAAAAAATTATCCGGGGGACGCGGAATACTCGGACGGAAAGTTCCACATTCCCCTCACCCAGCAGGAGACCTTTCGGCTCCCGAAGATCTGTCAGATGCAGGTGCGCGTGAAATTCAAGAGCGGTGACGTGATTGGCTCGGAGATCAAGCAGATCGACGTTGCGCACGCGCTTTCAAAGGCGGTGTTGTGATGGGCGGCATTGAATTTGGACTCAAGAACCGCGACCCGATCGACGTTTCCTTTAACGTTTCCGTGCGTGCTGGCGGCGGCTCCGGCGGAGGATACAACATCGGCCCCGGCCTGAAGCTGGACGCGGAAACGAATACGCTCTCCGTTGATACGGCGGAGATCGTGGAGAAGGACAACACCAAGCCCGTAACCTCCGCCGCCGTGTTTGCGGAGGTAGGCAACATCAACGCGCTGCTCGCGACGATTTAAGGAGAGGATTTTATGAGCACACAGACTGAAATTACAAGATTACAGACCGCGCGGAACAAGCTGCGCACATGGCTCGTCGGCCTCGGCCTCGCCGCGAGCACGGACAAACTCGACGCGCTGACCGACAAGGCCGCCGCTATCAAGAATAACGGCGCGGTCGACGCGCAGGTCAAGGAGGGCGAGTCCTACACCGTACCGAAGGGCTACCACGACGGCACCGGCACGGTCAAGGGCGTCGGAGGCGGCGGCAACTACCAGCTGCAAGCCAAGACCGTCACGCCGACGAAGGAGCAGCAGGCCGTCACGCCCGATCAGGGCTATTACGGCCTGTCCGGCGTGACCGTCGGCGCGATTCCGGAAAACTATCAGGACGTGTCCGCCACGACCGCCGCGCCCGCTGACGTGCTGGCGAATAAAGTCTTTATCGATGCAGACGGCGTAACGCAGGCTGGCACCATGCCGGACAACGGCGCGGTCGAAAAGGTCCTGGACGCGACGGCCGGCAATCAGGAATACACCGTCCCGGCGGGCAAGCACTCCGGCGCGGGCAAGGTATCCGTCGTGCTGGAAACCAAGTCCGCCACGCCTGCCGAGACCGCGCAGGACATTACGCCCACAAAGGGCAAAGTCCTCGGCAAGGTCAAGGTCGGCGCGATTCCGGACAAATACAAGGACGTTTCCGGCGTGACTGCCGGAGCCGCCGACGTGCTGGACGGCAAGTTTATCGTGCTGGCAGACGGCAGCAAAGTCGAGGGCACGATGGCAAACAACGGCGCGATTGCAAAGACCATCGACGGCCTCACGCAGACCAGCGTAGACATCCCCGCAGGCTATACCTCCGGCGGCACAGTCAGCCTGACGGACGACATCGAAAACGCCCTCGCCGCGATCTAAAGGAGGAACAGACATGAGCGTACAGACCGAGATCGACCGCATTATCACGGCAGTCGGCGCGGCGTATGACGCAGTGGAGGCCAAAGGCGGCACAGCCCCTGCGGCACAGACCATCGAAGGGCTTGCCGCAGTAATCGGTACGATTCAGACCGGAATCGCTCTGCGGCTGATCGTAACAGTATCTGCCGGTGCGACGGTCACGGCGACGAACGGCTCAAAAACGATCAGAGGAACATCTGGCAGCACCGGCGTTTGCACGCTTACCGTACCGGAAGCCGGAACATGGAGCGTATCTGCTACGCTGGACGGGAAAACATCTGACACAAAAGCCGTAACTATTACGGACAGTTACGCGGTGTCGCTTAATTTTGTATATCCGACACTGAATAAAAATACTTGGGAAACAATAAAAGATATATCCGACGCGGGACAGGGCGCGAACTATTGGAGCGTCGGTGACCGAAAGGCTGTAACGCTAAACGGCACGGTTGGACATCTTACACTATCTAATTACACAACATATGCGTTCATTATTGGATTTAACCATAACGCGAGCCTAGAAGGGGAAAACCGTATCCATTTCCAACTTGCAAAGACCGCGCTCTCCGGCGGTACGGACGTGTGTTTCTGCGATAGTTACTATACCTCGCCCGTTTCGACAACCGGCTATTTCTCTATGAACAGTAGTGCAACGAACTCCGGCGGATGGGCGAGCTCGCAAATGCGTACAAATATTTGCGGGACAAGCCTCTTGAGCTATTCCGGAACGATTATCGCAGTCATTCCGGCGGCGCTCCGTGCAGTCCTAAAGTCCGTTACCAAGTACACGGACAATACGGGAAATAATAGCACATCCGCGAGTGCGGTCACGGCGACAAAGGATTACTTTTTCCTCCTCTCGGAGTTTGAGGTTTTCGGGAGCATTTCGAGAGCAAACTCGAACGAGGCGAGTAAGCAAGCGCAGTACGCCTATTATTCCGCTGGAAACAGCAAGGTAAAGTACAAGCACAACGGAACGAGCACCGCCGCTCGTTGGTGGCTCCGTTCTCCGCTTGCGAGCAGCTCCGACGGTTTCGAGAATGTGAACACCAACGGGACAGTCGAAGACCGCACCGCGCGCGCTTCCTTCGGCTTCGCGCCCGGCTTTTGCGTATGAGGGAAAAGCGCATGGAGTATATCGTGTATAAGCGGTTCCGTGGACATGGCATCGATGGAGAATTTAATCTCCGATACGGAACTGTGGTATCGGAGATCGAAGGATTCCTATTCGCAAAGGGTGGTAGGCGGATATGCGCTGTAACATCCGAAAACGGATGGGGGCATTTCAGGCCGAACACACCAGAGGGCGCGATGCGGCAGAAAATGCTGAATGATCTGTACCGATGGTATGAAAAAAACGGCTGCGGTGAAGACTTTACGGATGAAAAATGGCCGGGGCAGGAAAACGGCTACTGGAAAAATCGACTGCGTACCGCAAGCACAGAGCGATTAGAGAAAATTTATCAAGAGAAATTTGGAGGGATACCATGTATGCAGTAAAACAAGACGGCGCATTTGCAGGTTATGCGGACAGTATTGTGCCCATCCGACTGCACGGCAACGGTTGTTATGTCCCGTGCAAGGAAGATCAGGCAGAAGGATTTTGCGCGAAGATGGCTGTGATTATTACAGATAGAGAAGGAACTGAACATCAGGTGCTTTCTGATAGGGTGTTTCATCTCGCCGGTTACACGTTGAAAGGTACGGAACCGGAGGGCAGCTATGAGGAAATGGGTGCGGCACTGCCACTCACAGATGCAGAGAACGCGGCGAAAATTTTACTTGGGGAGGCGGAATAACATGAGCACCTACACCGAGCGGGCGCGGGCGCTGCGCCCCTATATCGTCAAAAGCGCCGCCAGTCTCACTGACGCCGACGCGAGTCTCGCGCCGGAGCTTTTCACCCGCCTGACCGGCTCCGGCAGCCTCGTCAAATCCGGCACGCGCATCAACTGGGGCGGCACCATCAAGCGCGCCGCCTCCGACCTCTGGGACACGGCCCAGAACACCCCGGACGCCGCCCCGGCCCTCTGGGAAGACATCGCCTACAAGCAGGGCTTCCGCATCATCCCCGAGACCATCACCGCCGGCCTTGCATTCTCCAAAGGCGAAAAAGGCTGGTGGCAGGACGAGCTCTACGAATCCCTGCTCGCCGCCAACGTCTGGAACCCATCCGTTAACCCGGACGGGTGGAAGAAGATCACGGAAGAAGGTACATAGCCATGGACACCAAGGCAATCATCGTCACCCTCGTCTGCGCCGTGCTCGGCAAGGCGGATAGAAGCGTATGAGCACAAGCAACACCGTCGGGCAGAAAATGACCGACGCAGAGCTCGCGAAGCTTGAAAAGCGGATTGCTGCGATATACAGGGAAGCGTATAACGATCTGACGGATACGATCAGGGATTACTTCGGTAAATTTGCAGCGCGCGACGCGGTGGAAAAGGAGCGGCTGGACGCTGGCGATATCACAGAGGAACAATACAAGCAATGGCGGCTTGCGCAGATCGGGCGTGGAAAGCGCTTTGAGGCGCTACGGGATAAGGCCGCCGAGCGCATGACAAATGCAAACGTTGCTGCTGTTGCGTATGTCAACGATGCAACGCCGGGCATTTACAGTTTGAACCGGAATTTCGCGGCGTACACCATTGAGCAGGTCACCGGTGACGTTGGCTTCGATATCTGGGACGAACAGACCGTGAAGCGCCTGATCTCAGAGCAGCCGGAGCTTATGCCGTACTATCCGGAAAAGCGGGCGCTCAATCGCGGGATAGATCTTGCATACGGGAAAAAGCAGATCACGGCCAGCGTAACCAGTTCCATTTTGCAGGGCCGGAGCATCAAAGGCATGGCGGATGATCTGCAAAGCCGCATTACCACCATGAACCGCGACAGCGCCATCCGGACGGCCCGCACAGCCGTCACTGGCGCACAGAACGCCGGACGTCTGGATTCCTATTATGCTGCCGAGAAAATGGGAATCAAGTGCAGAAAACAATGGATGGCGACGCTCGATGGAAGAACCCGCCACTCCCACGCCATGCTCGACGGAGAAATCGTCGACAACGACAAGAAATTTTCCAACGGTTGCCGATACCCAGGCGACCCAAACGGCCCACCGTCCGAAATCTATAACTGCCGCTGCACGCTGGTATCCGAGATTGAAGGAATCAACGCCTCCGGAGGCAAGCGCCGCGCCAGGAACCAGGCGACCGGACGGAATGAGCTGATTGAGAATATGAGCTATGCTGAATGGGCAGGGTGGAAAAAGAAAAATGGACGTTAAATTTATCGACAACTCCGAAGAAGTGAAGTCTGCTATGCACGACGCGCTGCTTCGTGCGCTTGAAAAGATCGGAATGACGGCTGAAAAGTACGCGAAGCGGCTTTGCCCAGTGGACACCGGCAATCTGAGGAACAGTATCACGCACCGCGTAGATGAAGGGGAACCGGCTGCATACATCGGAAGTGACACGGAATATGCCGCATACGTCGAACTCGGAACCGGCAAGTATTATCCGGGTGGGAGACCTACGCCGTGGGCGTATCAGGATGCGAATGGGAACTGGCACTGGACGGCTGGAAACAAAGCACAGCCGTATTTGAAGCCCGCAGCAGCGGATCATGCGGCGCAATACCGGAAAATCGTCGAAGATGAGATGAAAAACGGATAAAGATTGCGTCCCAGAGCCATAAATATACGGTATAAGTGTGGTAACAGCAAAGAAATGACTGTTGCCACATTTTTTGTTCTGTCGCGGCAAAGCACCGCCGACAAGGGAAAGGAAGATAGAACATGGCACTGACGCGAAAGCTCCTGAAGGGCATGGGGCTTACAGAAGAGCAGATGGATACGATCATTGAGGCGCACACCGATACCGTCGACGGGCTGAAAAACGACCTTGCACGGTATAAGGCAGACGCTGAAAAGCTCCCCGGAGTACAGGCGGAGCTTGAAAACCTGAAAGCCAAAGGCGACGATGGCTGGAAGGATAAGCACGACAAGGTCAAAAAGGAATTTGAAGACTACAAAAGAGAGCAGATGCAGAAGGAAACCAAGAGCGCGAAAGAATCCGCGTATCGGGAACTTTTGAAGTCTGCGGGTATCAGCGAAAAACGAATTGATTCGGTTTTGAAGGTCACCGATCTTTCTACGGTTGAATTGGAAGACGGCAAGATCAAGAACGCCGATGATTTGAAGAAGTCCATCAAGGAAGAGTGGGCAGATTTCGTTGTTACCACGAAACAGAAGGGCGCGGACACCCAAGACCCGCCCGCAAACAACGGCGGCGCTATGAGCCGGGACGACATCTTCAAAATCAGGGACGCGTCTGAACGGCAGGCAGCAATTGCCGCAAATCTCAATTTGTTCGGAAAGGAAGAATAATATGGCAGCAAAAAACAACCTGACCATGACGAGCGACGTTCAGGTAACCGCTCGTGAAATCGATTTTGTAACCCGCTTTGCGCGGAACTGGCAGCACCTGCGCGACATTCTCGGCATTATGCGCCCCATCAAAAAGCAGCCGGGCACCGTCCTGAAATCCAAGACCGCAAGCGTGACGCTCGCGCAGAGCGTCGGTGAGGGCGAAGAAATCCCCTACTCCAAAGCGACTGTCATCGAGAAGGACTATGCGAACATCAACGTCGAAAAGTACGCGAAGGCGGTCTCCATCGAGGCAATCAAGGAATACGGCTATGATGTCGCAGTCGCGATGACCGACGAGGCGTTCCTGTATGAGCTGCAGACCAATGTCACCAATCGGTTCTACGATTACCTGAATACCGGACTGCTGACCGTCAGCGAAACCAACTGGCAGCGCGCGCTTGCGATGGCGAAGGGCGCTGTTATCAACAAGTTCAAGCAGATGCACAGAACCGCTACAAACGTTGTCGGCTTTGTGAACGTCATGGACTTGTATGACTACCTCGGCGGCGCTGATATCACCATCCAGACTGAGTTTGGATTCCAGTACATCAAGAATTTCATGGGCTACAGCACGGTCTTCCTGCTGTCCGACGATGAGATCAAGCGCGGCCGCGTGATCGCGACGCCGGTTGAAAACATCGTTCTGTACTATATCGACCCGGCTGACAGCGATTTCGCCCGTGCCGGTCTTGACTACAGAACTGATGGCGAAACAAACCTTGTCGGCTTCCACGTGCAGGGCAATTATTCCACCGCCGTCTCCGAGTCCTTTGCGATCATGGGGCTCACCCTGTTTGCGGAGTACCAGGACGGCATTGCCGTTGCTGACATTGACGAGACCCCGTCGCTCGGCACGCTGACGGTTACCTCTGCGGCGGGCACGGCGACAGGTGACACGAAGATCACGGTAACGCCCGCGAAGGAAGCAAGCGGCAACGTCTACAAGTACAAGGTAGGCGATTCGGCTGAGACTGTCACCTACGGCCAGAACGTCAGAACGTGGCCGACGTGGGACGGCAAGTCCGATGTCACGGCAGCGACGGGCAAGAAGATCACAGTCGTTGAGGCTGACGCGACTTACAAAGCGCAGAAGGCTGGCAATGCGACGGTAGAGGCGAAGTAATGGGGGTGGCGGTGTGATGCTGACTGAATTATGTGGCGTGCTTCGGAACTGGTTTGAAACTGACAGAATCAGTGGCACGTACACGGTCGAAAACGGCAGCATCACACTGCCGTTTTTGCAAAACGGGCAGTTTTTCCGCGTGGTGGGATCTGTTTTCAACGACGGAGTTCACCAATACCCGGATTACGCGATGGCAGACGAGACATTTGACGGCTCTATCTGGCCGATGGCCGTCCCCTCCGCTGTCCTTGCCCTCGAAGCTGAGATCAGAGCATGGCAGGAGAAAAACGGCGACGCAGCAGCAAGCCCGTTCACCTCGGAAAGCTTCGGCGGGTATAGCTACTCGAAGGGATCAAGCGGAAGCACGTCCGCGAGCGGGACTGTGACATGGCAGACGACGTTTAAGTCGCGCATGAACCAATGGAGGAAGATCTGATATGAGCTTACTTGATGATTTTGCCCGCCCGTGCGTGCTGCTCGAAAAAAGCCGCACACCGGATGGAGCGGGCGGATATATCACCACATGGACGGATGGCGCGGAGTTTATGAACTATCAGGCGCTTGACACGTCCATGGAGGCGCGCAGAGCGGAGAAAGAGGGCGTGACAAGCGTTTACTCGGTGCTTGTGCAAAAGGCCGTACCAATCGATTATAACGACTTCTTCAGCGACAAGACGACCGGCGAGACGTACCGCGTCACGTCCGAGCCGAAGGACAAACAGACGCCGAAGTCCGCAAGCTTCGCCCTGAAATACTTCACTGCTGAAAAGAAAGCACTGCCGACATGACAAAAGACAAAGCATTGCACGCGTGGTTTTCACAGTTCCTGACGGCGTATCCGACTTCGAGCGTGCCGGACGACGCCGTTTTCCCGTGGCTGACCTATGAACTGATCACAGGCGCGTGGGACAGCGGAGAAATCGGCCTGACAGTAAATCTGTGGTACTACACCACGCAGGAAGCAGAACCGAACGCGAAAGCGCAGGAAATCTCGGACGCTATCGGCTTGGGCGGCGTGTTTGTGCCGTGTGACGACGGCGCAATCTGGATCAAGCGCGGATCTCCGTGGTGCCAGAACGTCCGGGACGATTCTGATGCAAATATCAAGCGGCGGTACTTGAACATTACAGTCGAGTACATCACCGCAAACTGAAAGGACTGATTTCATGGCAAAATTCACAAAAATACCTGCTGATACCTTCAAGCAGCTGCAAATCAACGCCGGTGTAATTCTGAGCGATTTCACACCGGCGACCGGTGCGTTTGAACCAGAAAATCAGCTGGGCGCAACGACCGGCGGCATTACGTTCGCGGCGACACCGACGTTCTCTGACTACGGCGAAGATGTAGATAATTGCCCCAAGAATACACTCGAACTGAAACGGCTGGATGACGTGGACGTAAAGTGTTCCGGAACGTTTGTCACGGTGACGACCACATCTGCCAAATCCCTTATGGCGGCGGCGGACATCGACGGCACGGACGCAACGAAAGTTGTTCCGCGCCGTGACCTGGACAGTTCCGACTTCAAGGACATCTGGCTTGTCGGCGACTACTCTGACAAGAACGGTGCAACCAATGGCGGCTTTATCGCAATCCGTTTGATGAATGCGCTTTCTACGGGCGGCTTCCAGCTGAAGACTGCCGACAAGAACAAAGGCCAAATGGCGTTTGAGTACACCGCGCATTACTCGATCTCAAAGCAGGATGTTGTGCCGTATGAGCTGTACATCAAGGCCGGTACGGCAGAAACCTGATAGGAGGCCGATATGAAACTTTCGGAATTCAGCACCGATAAGGCGGCAGATGTCCTCTGCGAAATCAGCGTATACGCGCTGAACATCGTGTCAGACGAAGAACTCAGGGGAAGCCTGAAAAAGCTGACAGACGACGAAAAGCCGCAGACAGTCGGCGAGAGGTACGCAATCGGCGTGCAGCGCATCGGCCAGTGGATCCCGCTGATCCTGAAAAAGCATAGAGAAGACGCGTTCAGCATTCTGGCTGTGGTAAACAGCGTGACAGTTGACGCGATCCTGGAGCAGAACGTTCTCGTTACAATGCGGCAGATCCGGGAACTGGCAGAGGACAAAGATCTCACTGATTTTTTCAAATCGTGCGCGTCGGAGGCGAAAGCGTAACGCTTGCGCTTCTGGCAGCTCCAAAAATAAGCGCCGGAGGGCTGATTCGCCTTTTGCCGATTTTAATAAAGCGGCAGAACGAGGAATCAGCCTTTCGCATTTATGCGGCGGAGTGTATGCGCACGATCACGGAAAACACAGCGAAATTCGCGGGCGGAAGCTTTGTGCAGGCAAAGTATACCGACATCATCAGCCCGAAGCCGCAGGACAACCGAACCTGCGAGGAGATCACCGCCGACGTTGTACGCCGGTGCGGATTGAAGGTGAAAAAATCCAAAGATGAATCTGTTTGAACTTTTTGTAAAAATCGGCGCCGATACGTCCGAGGCAGACAAGGGCATCGACGAAACCGGGAAGAAAACATTCGGCCTCGGCGAGAAGATTAAAAACGGCCTTGCTACTGTCGGCAAGGCTGCGGTAGTCGGCGTGACGGCAGCGGCGACGGCAATCGGCACGATCGGCACAAAGGCGGTCCAGGCATACGCAGACTATGAGCAGCTCGTCGGCGGCGTGGAGACGCTTTTTAAGGATAGCCAAGATAAAGTCATGGAGTACGCAAACAACGCGTATAAAACCGCTGGGTTGTCTGCGAATGAGTACATGGAGACGGTGACAAGCTTTTCTGCATCCCTGCTGCAGTCTCTCGATGGGGATACCAGTGCAGCGGCAGAAAAAGCAAATTTGGCGCTGACTGATATGTCCGATAATGCCAACAAAATGGGATCGGACATGACTTTAATCCAAAATGCATATCAGGGCTTCGCAAAAGCAAACTATACGATGCTTGATAACCTCAAGCTCGGCTACGGCGGCACGCAGGCCGAAATGCAGCGCCTCCTTGAAGATGCGGAGAAAATTTCCGGTATCAAATACGATATTTCCAGCTATGCGGATATCGTAGATGCAATCCATGTCGTGCAGACCGAAATGGGCATCACCGGCACGACCGCAAAAGAAGCCGCGTCCACGATTCAAGGATCTTTCGGCATGGTGAAAGCCGCATGGAAGAACCTCGTGACCGGCCTTGCTGACCCGGATCAGGATCTCGGAACCCTCGTCGGAAACTTCACGGATTCCGTTGTCGCTGCGGGCAACAACCTGATCCCGCGCATTCAGGAGCTTTTGCCGCGCATTGTGGAGACGATTACTACGCTGATGGTAACCGTAAGCACGCAGCTTCCGGGCATACTCGGATCCACCCTTCCCTCGCTTATTGAGGGCGCATCAAATCTGGTTACCGGGCTTATGTCCGCGCTCCCGGAGATCCTTACCGTTCTGGGCGATATCGCGCCGACGGCAATTGGGATTCTCGTTCCGGCCATAGTCGAGCTTCTGCCGGAAATCATTCAAACCGGCATAGACGTTGTTATCTCCCTGGTACAAGGCATTTCGGAGACGCTTCCGGAATTGATCCCGGCGGCAACAGAAGCAATCATCAAAATCGCTGAAACGCTAACCGACCCTGGAAATCTCGGAAATTTGGTAGATGCGGCGCTTGAGATCATCCTCGCTCTGGCGGACGGGATCATTGATGCCGTTCCGAGGCTGCTTGAGGTGGCTCCCAAGATTATCACAAATCTCATCACCGCGCTTATTGAAAACTTCCCCAAAATCATCGAATCCGGCGTAAAGCTTGTTATGTCGCTCGTCGACGGCCTGATTAAATCCATTCCGCAGCTTACTGCGGCTGTACCAAAGCTTATTATCGGAATCGTGCAGGGAATTCTTGACAATCTTCCGCAGATCATCATGTCCGGCCCGCAAATCATTATGGCGCTTATTGAGGGCCTTATTAGCGCAATCCCGGATCTTGTCATGTCGATCCCAACGATAATCAAATCGATTGTAGATACGTTCCTCGGATACGATTGGGGCAGCATCGGAACAAATATCGTTGACGGTATCAAAAACGGATTTCTGCATATGTGGGAGAGCCTAAAGCGGACGGTAAGCGATATGGTCGATGGCCTTGTAAGCGGTGTCAAGAGCATCCTCGGTATTGCGTCCCCGTCTAAAGTCTTCGCCGGAATCGGCGGCTACATGGCAGAAGGACTTGGACAAGGCTTTGACCGCGAAATGACTGACGTTCGGAAGAATATCGAGGATCAAATGACCTTTGGCACAACATCCTTCTCCGTGTCCGGCGCGGCAAAGTCCTCCGTCGGTGTTGTGAACGGTCTGCTTGCCAACAATCAGCCGAACCCGCTGACACAGGTGAATCTTGTCGTTGACGGCCAAACGCTGGCGCGGGTACTGTTTGACCCGCTGCGAGGCGAAATTCTGCAAAGGGGTGTGTCACTTGCGTAGAATTAAAATCACGGACGGCACAAACACAGTCACCCTTCTGCGTGATCTCGTGTTCACGATTCAGCCAAAGGATATTGGCGCAACCGCGACAATGGCATCCGGAAAGACCGTCATGGACATCATCGGCGTAAAAAATGAGCTGAAAATCCCGACCGGGTGGCTATCCGTTTCCGATTTGCGGAAGCTCCGCAGCATGATCAACACGAAACACGTGTTGAGCGTGACATACCCGGATGTAGACGGCGACAAAACACGGGATTTTCTGTTCAGTCAGCCGGAATACAAGGCCATTATTTACGATGAGGACGGGGTTTCCCAATGGTGCGGCGTGACCATCACCGCAACGCAGCAAGGGGTGGACTGATGCAAAAGGTATCGAGCAATTACGCACCGTTTACACCGGTGCGTGAGGTTGGTATGCTTGTCCGGTTTTACATTGTCGACCCGTCGGCAAAGAAGAACGGTACGGCCTCTGCATCGGATTCGGCACCAGGCACAAGCGCCGCCGAAACGATCAGCGACAGAGAAACCATATCCGGGAAGTTCGCTGGGCTTGAATTAAACCGGTGGGTTCTGGATGGGACAATCGATATTCCGAACGATAGCTTTGACGGGCAGCATATTGGCTGGTGGAGCGGAGGAGTATCAAACGAGAGCGCCGAAATGGCAAGCACAATTACGTTTGAATTCTCCGCGCCGGTATCCACGATTGGTTGGGCGATGCTGTTTGATGAAAAAATGAACCAATACCCGGCGCAGATCACAATTACCGCGTATGCGAGCGACGGATCGACGGTCGCAGCCGGAACAAAGATGATCACGCAGGCGCGGCAGAACATCAGCATGACTGCCGCAAATTACACAAAGCTGACGATTCGATTTGACAAGACGTTCCTGCCAAAGACACGCGCCCGGCTGCGGCAGATCGATTTCGGCCTGACGGAAACCTACGAAAACGACACAATGGCCGACGTGAAGATCATAGAGGAAGCATCCATTTCCTGCGAATCGTTCCCGTCCCGGCAGATTTCCTTTACATTCGACAACGCGGATCATCGGTACAACATTCTGAACCCGGACGGCGTTTTCTCCGTGGTTCAGGATGGACAGAAATTGCTCGCCAGATGCATTGTAAACGGAGAGAGCATAGACGTTGGCGAGTTCTTTTTTACGTCCGTAACGGCGCGGGATTCCGGCGTCACGGCACAGCTTGTCGGAAATGACATGGCAGCAACACTCGAACGTGCGACATATGAGAATGGAAACGCTACCGCGTGTGAGCTTCAGGCCGCAGTTTCGTCGGTTCTGGATGGATACGACATCAATGTTATTTACGGGGATGAGGCTGCAGCAAAAACCGTCGTACCGGCCGTTCCACGCAAAACAACACGCCGAGAAGCGATCCGGCTATTGGCGCAGGCGGCTATGTGCTCCGCGTGGTTTGATCGATCCGGAAACCTGCACATCGCGGAGCTTTCAGCAGGCGCAGTATTGGGAGAAATAACGCCGGATGAGCTTTATAACTATGACGGTGTTTCCATATCTGAGGCAGTCGACTGCGTAGAGTTGCACGTTAAGAGCGACTACGCGAATATCGATACGACAATCACCGCTGGGAGCGGAAAAAACATCAAGAGCGTAAATAACCCGTGCGTAGCGCCTGCAAACTATCAGAGTGTGGCCGCGTGGCTGCTTGCGCAGTATAATCGCCGAAAGATCTACAGCGTGAAAAACCGGGGCAACCCAGCGCTCGAAACCGGCGACACCATCAAAATCTCCGACGCATTCGCACAAAACGAAAATGCTGTGCAGACCGGTATGGAACTGACGTTCAGCGGCGGCGGGGTTTATGTCGTAACAAAAGGAGTTGGCGCATGAGCACGATTATCGATACCCTCATCACCAATCGGACGCAGGCGGACGTGGAGCGGGTGCGGGAGCTGGCGGCGAAGGGCTTTTCCGCCATGACCGCAGCCGAGCAGGCGGAATGGCTGGCCGGGATGAAGGGCGCGTACAACGCCGCTGATCTCGATCGCGTGGGAACCGCCCTGAACTATCTGGCGGCGCGCCTCAGCTCGATCTGCGGCAAGAGCATCGCGTGGACGGCTAAAACCGATTGGGCCGTAACGGACATTATAACGGCCTCACAGGCCGAGGCATACCGCAAGCAGATACAGGACATTCGCGACGCGCTTGCGTATCCTGCCGGGACGCCGGACGTGCCGCAGCTGGCGCGCCTGACCTACATCGGCGCGAATGATATCGAGCGCATTCTTGCGCTCTGCGAAGACTTAATCGTCAACGTTGCAAAATCTTTTCGCCACACCGGCGCGGCGGAGTGCGCCGCAGGAGGATTACTCACATGAAAGATAGGCAGCCAACACAGGTTTTAGCCAACGGCGCGATCCGCTACGGCGTCTATAACGCCGACGGCACGCTCAACCACTACGAATACCTCAAGCGCGAGGACGCGCCCACCGTCGAGGGCACGCCTCTCAACAAGGCGAATCTGCTATCCGATACCACTGCCGCGAAGATCTGGCCCGGCTCGAAGAAGCCGGACGACCCGACCGTGAACGACGCGCTCGGCAAGCTTTCGGAGGGTACGGCCAAAGTCGGCGACATCGCTATCACCGCCCGCACCGACCTCTCCGACGCATGGCTCCCGTGCGACGGGCGCACTGTATCGCAGGAACAGTATCCAAAATTGTTTTCTGTGCTCAGAAGCTCTGCCGCGCCGCTTCCGTGGGCGTTGAAGACATCGAATATTCAGCCTGTAGCTGTGTGGTATCTAAATGGGGAATGGGTCGGCCTGTACGACAGAAAGTTCTGGATATCGCCCGATTTGGGGACGTGGACGCAGCAGGCAGATATGCCGACCGAACTCTTGCTGGTATCGGATGTGCAGTATGCAAACGGCACTTATTACGCTGTTTTTTCCGGAGACTCCACAGAGTTAAACGGAGTGTACACAACGCGTAGCCTCGATACGCCGTTTGCGCTATATGCAAGCGGCGGCCTGCCTGGAAGCGCTGGACTGAAGATGTTTATTACGCCAAACGTTCTGTATATCTACGTAGTAAGAGGCGAATACGGAGCCTATAACAATTACACGGGAAGAAAAGTAAGTGCCAGCTACGTAAACCAAACAACAAAGGAAATAGTAAGCATCCCAGATTTTATCAGCGGAATTGTATTTTACGCCGAAGAAAAGGACTGCTTTTACAAGCTGAACTGTAGCACCAGCGGCATACTGGAGACTTCAAAGGCAAAAACCCTGATCAACCCGACGTGGGAGGCAGTCAGCAGCGTAAACATCAAAGAATTAACGCCGTCCTTCAACCAGCCGTCGACGTACACCTATCACGCCCTAATGTCAGCTTACCATTGTGGGGCAAATATAATTGCTTTTTTTGCACTGGTGAACGCTGCTTTCTCTGGTGCGGGAACCACGATGTATAGCGGATATATGGTATACAGGTATTCTGCGGACTACGGTGCAACGTGGGAAAACGGGAAGGTAGTTTCCTACAAAACCGATAGCTACTCGCTCGACAACTATACGAACGGCAAATACGAAAACGGGCTTTTGGTGCTTTCAGAAACCGCAAGCGAATCTGAAAGTGCTGATCGAGCGGAAAAGATCATTGCGATCAGCGCTCCAGCATCCGGCCCGGTATATGGAGACGTACTGGGGAGCAGCGTCGACAGTATTGCACTATCGCCGGACGGGGAGGCGGCATACATATCATCGAATGGGCTGGCGTACTGCGATTATAGCGCGGCGGGAAAAGAAATCCCTACCATCGGGACGGACACAAGAAGCAATGCCTACATCAAGGCGCTGGAGGAATAGCCATGCGGGATAGAATTGGCACAAACGATCTCGCAAACGGGGCCGTCCGCTACGGGGCGTATGACGCGGCAGGAAGTCTGCTGCGTTATGAATGGATTCGCCCGGAGGACGAGCCGCTGGAAGCCGGGACGCCGCTCACGGTCGGGAACCTGCTGACGGCACAGAGCGCTGCAAAGATCTGGCGAGCGGGCGACGCACCGGCGAACCCGATGGTAAACGAGGCATTCGGGAAGCTGTCGGAGCCGAATTATCACATCGGCGATATCCTCACGACCGTCCGCGTCCTCGATGCCCCGTGGCACGCCTGCGACGGCTCGACCTTCGATCAGACGGCCTACCCGGCCCTCTACGCCGTCCTCGGCGGCACGACGCTGCCGACGATCAGCTATTCCAGCGATACCACCACCTACATCAAAATGGCGGACGATTAGCCCGGCAAATAAAAGAGAAAGGTACAGAAAAATGGACACCAAAACCATCATCGTCACCCTCGCCTGCGCCGCGCTTGGCTCATCCGCGCTGACGGCGGTAGTAAACGCCGTCGTCGGCGCGATACAGAAAAAGCGCGGCAAGGCCACGACGCAGGAAACGCATCTTGCAGAGATCGACAAAAAGCTCGGGAAAATGCAGGAGCATCAGGACGAGCAGTATCTGGCGATCCTCCGCCTTACGATCATGAGCGAGGAAATGCCAATGGCCGAGCGCCTGATCGCCGGAGAGAAGTATAAAAAGATGGGCGGGAACGGCGACGTAAAAAAGTTTTTGCACCAGCTGGAGGCGCAATGCGGACATAGCAGTGCGCAATAAATTGGGAGGCAGATATGCGGGTAAAAGGCAAGTGGAGCAAGGGCGAAATGGCGCGAACCATTGTGTTGTATCTGCTCCAGCTCATCACGACGGTAATTGTCTGGGCCTGCGCTCTGAAAACCGTCGCCGTCCTAATTGCAGTCATCCGCAGCCCGGAGCTCGGCGCGTCGGTAGACCTGTCCGACGTGCTCGGCTTTACCGGCTGGGCAACCATCACAGAGCTTGGCCTGCTTGCCTTCAAGCGGGTTTTTGCAAAAAAGAATGATCCGGTAGAATAACGAAAGGGGTACACAATATGTATAAGCGAGTGAATTTTGAACCGATGGATAAACACCTGTCGGAAAGCATTCGGGGGAAGCTTGAAGAAGCGGAAGCGCTCATCATGCAGCTCCCGGCGGGAAGGAATAGAAGTATCGCCCTGACAAAGTTGGAGGATACAATGCTTCGTGCGAACCTCGCAATCTCTGACGCGGTTGCGACGAGAAGCGAAAGCGAAACAAAGGACTGAAAGGAGCATACATATGGAAAACATCAAGAAGCGGCTCGGCAATCTGCTGAGCGTCAAATCTATCGTCACACTGGTGCTGACGGCGGTATTTGCGTACATGGCAGTCGCCGGGAAAATCTCGCAGGACTTTATGATGGTGTATACCGTCGTGATCGCGTTTTACTTTGGCACACAGAGCCAGAAAGCGCAGGACGCGATTGACAACGCCACGAAGGAGGATGCGCAGAAATGAGCATCAAGATCGGGCAGGCCAGTCTCGGCGAGACGGGCGGCCGCAATCAGCAGCCCGGCAATCAGACCGGGCGGGAGCTGAATATCTCCAACTGGTACAATGGCCGCTGGCTCGGCATCTTGCGCTACAAGAGCCGCAAAAAAGCCGAGCGGGCCGCGCAGACGTGCGAGGCAGCGATTAAAAACCGGAATATCGGTTACGACATGGCCGACAGGAACACGGCGTATGAGGCCGCCAGAGCCGTCGGGTGGGACGTGAGCAGGATCACAAAGCCAGTGGAGACGGACTGCTCCGCGCTCATGATGCTCTGCGCCGTGGCTGCAGGCTGCGCGTCGGTCGAAGCGCTCTACAAAAAGCAGGGCAACAGCTGCACGACATACTGCATGCTGCACGATTGGCCCGCAACGGGCGATTTTGTATTGCTGACCGGCAGCAAGTATCTGACGACGGACGCCAATCTCCTGCGCGGGGACGTGCTGGTAAGCGAGGGCCATACCGTGATGGCCCTCGAAGATGGAAAAAATGCAGAGGAGGAAACAGAAATGGTAGAAAAGAGCAAGATCATCGTGGACGGCAAGGAAGTCGCCGTTGAGCGCATCCTGAAGAACGGCACGAATTACATCAAAGTGCGCGATCTGGCCGCCGCGCTGGATCTCGAAGTGAGCAACAAGGGCAATATCGCTGTGCTGAATCACAAGGAAAAGTAAGGAGGCGGGGCGTATGTCGCCGCAGGCGCGGGCCAAGCTGCCGCCAGAGCTGGGCAGGCTGACCAGAAAGGATATGGAGGCCGTGATCTATCAGGCCAATCTTGGCCGGGAAAATGAGAAGATCGCGCAGCTTTATTTTGTCGACAAGCTCCCGCAGGTCGACGTTGCGACAGAGCTGTTCCTGGGCCGCGCCACGGTCCAGCGCCGCCTGCCGGAGATCATGCGGGAGATGCAGCGGACTTCCAGCAAACTGTACAACTGAGATAAGCGCCGAGAAATCGGCGCTTATTTTTAAAAATTTTTGCATTTCCCTCTTGACTTTTGCGCCCAGTGGGCGTATAATAAGACCATAAGATAAAGCAAGGCGAAAGCCGGAAAGAGGTACACCATGGAAACCAAGATCATCAATAACCGCTACGAACTCATTACTTGCACTGCCATTGCCACCGAGGCTGGCGACACGGAAGTGCAGGACGCGATCCTCTGCCGCACTATGGGCGCCTGCCTGGGCGACGCATTTTGCGTGTACTTCGGCTACACGCTGGACGATCTGGACGATCTGGATGATCTCGCCGACGCTGACTGCCCTGATTTCAGCGAAGACACGCTTCGCACCGTCCGCATCGACGGGCGGCCCATCAGCGCGTACTGCTTCTGATATGAAGGGAGAAATCGGAACCACCGCCATTTGCGAGATGTGTGGCAATGAGTACACCGTGACAGGTACACGCCAGAAATATTGTTTGGCCTGTTCGTCAATTCGCAGACGCGAGGCCGCCACCGCCAGTTTTCATCGAAAGGCCGCTGGAACTTCTAGAAAAATCGGGTCTGCGGCTATTTGTGAGCGCTGCGGATCTGAATACACAACAACCGGAGGAAATCAGAAATTTTGCCCATCCTGCGCACGCAGCCAATGGGGCCGTGGAGAACTTCGCCACATTGGAAGCGCCGCAACCTGTAAGCGCTGCGGTGAATCGTTCATTCTGACTGCTACGGGGCAGAGATACTGCCCTGCTTGCGCCGCTCTAAAGAGATCGCCGCGTGTTGATGATTCTTTGCTCGATTTAGATGCATTTTGCACATTGCTGAAAAAGCACAGCATCACACAAGCTGATTTCGCGCGCCGTTTTTGTATCAGCTCAGCTCTCATTAGCAGATGGTGCTCAGGGGAGCGCAGATGCCCGACGTACGTGCTTTCTATGGCAGATGAACTTCTCTCCATTGACGCCGAAAAAAGAAAGAATCAAAAGGAGGAACCCACATGAAACTCACCCCATTTATCCGCTCCGCCCTCTACGCCGAAACCGGCGCATACATTGACCGCGACGCCTACATCTCCGATATGGCACTGTCCAGCGTCTGGGGCGATGCCGAAGACGAAGAGATTCCGGCGGAGCGGCTGGCGCTGCTCGGCGGGATCTGGGACGGCACGCACTGCACGATCCCGGAGCTAATCGAGAAATACGGACTGACGCAGACCGGCTTTGCGCAGTATTTCAACGTTCCTCTGCGTACCGTGCAGCATTGGTGCCTCGGCGACCGCGCCTGCCCGCCGTATGTGGCCACAATGGCAGCCGAGATTTTAGCCTTGAACAATCGATAAAAAAGCAAGCGCCGGATGGGCTTCCGGCGCTTATTTTTTATAACTTTTTTCATTTTCCTCTTGACTTCTGCGCCCAGTGGGCGTATAATAAGACCATAAGATAAATTAAATGACGGAGGTAAATAAAATGTACGAAATGAACAGGGATATGATGGCCACCATGATCCGCGACTGGCTGGCAGACAATGCAGAGGAGATGGCCGATCTGGTCGTCGATTACGGCAGTATCCGGTACGACGATGATGAAGAAGAGTGGATCGCCGACGCGCACGACGACAGCACCAGCTACACGCTCAAGGCTTGCAGCGATGGTTTCATCCGCATCTGCTGATGATTGCGGCCAACGCAAGCAAGGAGGACGCGGGAATGAACGGCTATCAGCAAGCGATCCTCATGCTGCTCGGCGTTGATACCTGCGGCAAGTTCCTTGTGCGCTGCGTTGATCGCTGGTACATCGACGCGGTTGCCGAGCTTTTCCCAACCGCGCCATACCTCCAGCACCGCGCAGATGGAAAGAAAGACTTTTGGGTTGTGAAATCCGCGAAGGTGCATCTTCTCCCGTCCCTCGCCGATGTGACGGATTGGCAGGGATTTTGCCGCGGTGTGGTGGAGCTGCAAGCTTGCCTTGATCTCTGGCCGCACAAGGTACGTGGCAAGCCCATCAGGACACCACGGCTGCGGGTTTACGGGCAGCCTGAGCTTTTAACGCAAGTATCCTCGCATTTTCCGGCAGGGCCGAAAAAGCTGCAATTTCGGCGCACGCAGACCGGCGAAACGTGCGTCCTGTACTATCAAAGCCCGGCAGAAGTTGCTGATATTCTCGATTCGCTGCACGGCGAACCTTGCAACCACGAACTCTGGGCCCGCTGGGACGCGCTCATGCAACAAAACAAGCCCGTGGAATAACCGCGGGCTTAAATTTTGAACCAAATTGATACACAACTGAGGCACAAGAAGCCGCAAAAAAGCCCATACTGGACACACAAAGGAGTGTTCGGTATGGGCTTTTCTTATTTTAATCCAAACCCCGCCGGGCTGAAAGTCGGGGACTGCACCGTCCGGGCCATCGCAAAGGCGACCGGGAAGAGCTGGGACGAGGTGTATATCGGATTGTGCCTGCAAGGACTCATCATGGGAGATCTGCCGAGCGCAAACAGCGTATGGAGCGCTTACCTCCGGCAGCAGGGCTTTACCCGGAACGTAATCCCGAACACGTGCCCGGACTGCTATACCGTCGCGGATTTCTGCGCAGATCATCCGCGCGGCGTGTATGTGCTGGCGTTATCAAGCCACGTTGTGTGCGTGGAGGATGGGACGTATTTTGACACGTGGGATTCTGGGAGTGAAATCCCACTGTTTTATTGGGCAAAGGAGGAAGCATGATGTTTGGACAACAGCCGTATGTGTATCAGCAGCCGATTTATAATCAGCCAATCGGCCAACCAATTAGTCAGCCAATTCAGGAGCCAATGATGCGTCCGCAGTATCAGCCCGCGCCGCAGATGCCGGCTTACCAACCGCAGCCCCAGCAGCCGCAGAATCAGTCGATCATCTGGATCCCGAACGAACAGGCCGCAAACGACTTTATCGTCGCGCCAAACAATGCGGTAACGCTTTGGGATATGAACGCGCCGGTCGTGTATGTGAAAAAGGCCGATGCAAGCGGCAAGCCGACCATGACAACCTACGATCTCGTAGAGCGCGCACAGGCCGTTATAACGCCCGCAGCGCCGCGAAGGGACATGAGTGAGGAATACGTGACGCGCAAGGAGTTTGACGAGCTGGTAGCCAAGCTGACGGCCCCCAGCGCCAGACCGGCGAGAAAGGCAAAGGAGGCTGAAAGCGATGGCTAACCCCCTGTTTCAGGCCCTAGGCGGCGGACAGATGCCCGGGCAGATGGGGCAGTTCCAGAACATGATACAGCAGTTCCGGCAATTCCAGAACAGCTTTCAGGGTGACCCAAAAGCAGAGGTCGAAAAGCTTGTGCAAAGCGGGAAAATCTCGCAGCAGCAGTTGAATCAGCTGCAGCAGGTGGCGGGGCAATTCCGGCAGCTGCTGCAATAGTTCGGGAATTCCGAACAGTTGAACGATCAAAATCGTGGCCACGATTGAGATAAATCTTTTGAATCTACGAAAGGAATGAAAAATATGAGTTTGAATGACGGCGCCCCGACCATGACAATGCCCGTCGCGCCTACCGGTATGACAGGCGGCGGCTGGGGCGGCTTCGGCGGCGATAATGGCTGGTGGTTCATCATCCTGTTCCTTGCCATTTTCTGCGGCTGGGGCGGCAATGGAAACGGCTTCGGCAACAACGGCAGAAATTCCGGCGGCGTTGTAGACGGCTATGTGCTGGCCTCTGACTTCTCCAACATCGAGCGCAAGATCGACAGTGTAAATCAGGGACTTTGCGACGGATTTTACCAGCAGGCGCAGCTTGTCAACGGCGCCAACATGGCGATGGCAAACGGCTTTGCTCAGGCCGAGCTTTCCCGCTGCAACCAGCAGGCCGCGCTCATGCAGCAGCTTAACGCGATGCAGATGCAGGCGCAGGAGTGCTGCTGCGAAAACCGCGCTGCAATCGCCCAGGTGCGCTATGACATGGCGACGCAGGCGTGCGACACCCGCAACACCGTGCAGAACACCACCCGCGACATCATCGACGCAATGAACTGCGGCTTCCGCAGCATCGACCAGCGTCTGACGGCGCAGGAGCTTGCGGCGAAGGACGCGAAGATTGCCGAGCAGAACCAGCAGCTTTTCGGCTACCAGCTGGCGGCGTCGCAGGCGGCACAGAACAATTACCTTGTTTCCACGCTTCGCCCGAGTCCCAGCCCGGCCTATGTTGTAGCGAATCCGTACTGCTGCAACAGCGGATACAACTACGGCTGCGGCAACTGCGCGTAACAACTCCACATCGTAGAGCTTTTTCGTGGCCTCACGAAAATGGTCGGCCCCCATTGCCGATACTCGATAGCAACGCGGCGGGGCAATCGTCCCGCCGCTGTATTTTTTATGAAAGGAATGATTTTATGGCTGAATTTACATCATCCGGGATTCAAACTGTCGCCGCTGGGCAGAACGTCCCTCTGATCTCCACGGCAGCTTGCGGAAAGCCGTGCATCGTACATCGAGAAGGAAGCGGGCTCGTTACGCTGCGCGGGCTTACGCAGCAATGCAAGGCGAAGTTCCGCGTATCCTTTGGCGCGAATATCGCTATCCCTACAGGCGGAACAGTAGGCGCCATTACCGCTGCGCTCGCAATCAACGGCGAACCTCTGAGCAGCGCCACAGCGACCGTAACTCCTGCGGCTGTTGAGAACTATTTCAACATCTTCGTTTCCACATTCGTGGAAGTCCCGCGCGGCTGCTGCCTGACTGTAGCGGCGAAGAACACCAGCGCGCAGGCGGTCAGTTTCGCAAATAGCAATATGATTGTCGAGCGCGTATCGTGAAAGGAGGATGCAATATGTACGATTTGAGAAACCTGCGTGAAATGCTCTGCAAAGAGCTTGACGAAATCGCAGATAAGCGCGAAATGTCTGCGGGCGACCTGGACGCGATCCAGAAGCTGACGAGCTCCATCAAGAATACCTACAAGATCGAGATGGCTGAAGACGGCGGCTATTCCCGCGATGGCGAGTGGGAGGCGGATATGCGCGGTACTTACGGCCGGGGCAGCTCTTACCGTGGCCGCCGCCGTGACGCAATGGGTCGCTACAGCCGCACAGACGCCCGCGAGCATATGCATGCGCAGCTGGAGGATATGATGCGCGACGCGGACGACGATAAGACCCGCGAAGCGATCCGCCGCTGCATGGAGCAGATCGAGCGGGCATAAGGGGGATATGATATGCTGGATAAAGCCGAGATCCGCAAGGAGATAGCGCGGCTGGAATATGAGGAATCCAGCTATCCCAATTATGCCAAACTGGCAGATCTTTATGTGATACGCGACAAGATGCAGGAAGAGGAGCGGGGCGACGGCGGTAGGTATGTGGGTTACTACTCCGGCGCTCCCGCCCCTGTGACCGCAGAACCGGCTACCGTGGGCGAGTACGGGGACAGTGAGTTTTTGCTTGCAGTAGCTGGGAAAGACCCGGCAAAGGCTTGGGCGGTCGTTGATGAACTTATGGACACATTATCGCTTGTGAACCGAAAAGTCTATGATTCTATGCTTCGGAAAATAAAGTCCATGTAGCAAAAAATAGGGGAGTCCCCTCGCATTGCGCTGAATCTGTAGCATACAATGTAGCATACGGAAAATAATTTTATGTTACAGAGCGTGTCATAACTTGATCTTTTGCTTTTTGAAAATACGCAGAAAATAGGGTGAAAAGCATAAAAAAGTACCGATTTTAGATTTAAAACATCTAAAATCGGTACTTTGGCGCGGAAGGAGAGATTTGAACTCTCGCGCGCTTTTTAGACGCCTACTCCCTTAGCAGGGGAGAAAAACCCATTGAAAACACTGGGGAAATTGGCGTTTGTAACATATTTTGTAGCATACAGAATTTACTCTGGCGAGTCGTTTTGCAACTGATTTACGGCATCGACCATGCCTTTCATGTCCGGATGTACGTACCGTTGGGTAGTGGTTATCTTCGTGTGGCGCATGATTTCCTTGATCGTAAACGGATCAATGTTTTTCATTGCGAGGGCTGTAGCGGTTGTATGGCGGCATGAGTAAGGTGGTAGCTTTTGCACTCCGGCAAGCTCCAAACACTCATAATATCTCTTGTAAAAATTATCTTTGTTTATGCAGCAGATATTTCCGACGCGCGATTTGCTTTCTTCGCATAGTTCATGCAGCACCGGCGCAACGAAATCCGGGAAGACCATAGGCGTTTCCTTCCGCTTCTTTGTCTTTATGCCGCCTCGGACGATCTCATTCTTTTCAAAGTCAATCATATCTTTCTTGAGTTTTAGAAGCTCACCGGGCATCATGCCGGTATAAATCATCGTTAAAATAAACCCAATGAAGTGGTCTTTTGCATACGCTTCCCATAGCTTTTTTACGTCGGTGTCGGTGAACGGCTCCGGCGTTTTTTCTTCAAGCTCCGGAAGCTTTATGTACTTTGCAAGATTCACGGTTGTTTGCTTTTCTGCGATTGCGAGGTTATAACAGTGGGAGAGGACAGTTTTCATATCTTTCCGCGTGTAATAGGTGCTGGCGTTGCGGTCGATAACATCCTGTATCTGCGCGATGGTAAGCGCGTCGATCTCACGGTCGGCGATTTCTCTCATGCGCTCGAATGCCTTTTCCGCCGCGCCCTGACGATCAGCCGATAAGGATAGATAATCCCCACGCAGATATGTTTTGTAGTATTCTCTGAGAGTGGGGCTTCGCTGCTCTTCCTTCGGAGGGTTTGCGGCATATTGGAGGGCGGCGCGCTTTGATGTAAACCCGCCTTTTGTTCGCATCTTTTGCCGAAGCTTGTCGTTCTCGTCTAGGTAAGTTCTTTCTGTCCAACGCGCCGTCCACGTCTTCCCTCGCTGGTAAGCGCTTCCTTGCCCGTTCCCGCGCGTCCGGCTTCGCCGCGCTTCCTGTTTTTTCCCGCACCAGCAACAGTAGGGCGCGCCGTCTGGAATTTCTTTTTTACACTTGATGCACTCCATGTTTCCCTCCACGTTCTTTTCGGATCGCGTAGAAAGTAATTGCCGAAGCCAGAACTGAACCTACGATCAGGGCGATACACGCCCATGCGGTTACGGACAAGTCTCCATCTCGAATGAGGCCTGCGTTCCGACTCTGCGCATCCGTCACAAGACAGGCAACCAGGGAAAAGGAGAGCAGCAAACAAAATAGGGCGAGAACGTAACACATTGTATGTGTAGACCTTATCTGCGCGCTCTGTAGGGCTGCTGCTGCCTCCAGCTTGGCGTTTTCAAGCTCGACACGATGGATCTGCTTGGTCAGCTTTTCCGGGCTTCCGACGGGATTCTCAAGGCCGAACAGCTCGTCGAGCGACAGACCAAGCGCTTTACATATTGCGGCCGAGTTATAAAGCCGTGGATCCGCTTGTGTTCCGGCATATAATCGGCTCACGGTGGAGAAGGAAACTCCGGACTTTTCCGACAGCTCCTCCAGCGTCATTCCGCTGCGATCTTTTGCATTTCTGATTTTCCCATGATACGCGCCGATAAACGGCGCGAGTTCCTGTATTGCGGACATTGGTGCGCCTCCAATCGCAGATTGTGTTGTTATTTCCTGCATTTTCCGTGTGAAAACGCAAACTATGAGAAGAAAACGCAAAACTCGGGCTTTTTTTACAAACATTATCTGGTACAATGAAAACGTAGCAGATAGTTCCTGAGCCCTGCATCTGCTGAAATGGCCCCACCGTATGTTCCAGATACGATGGGGCCGGTCAAACCAAATATTATATCAAATCATCAGTCCCATAAACTGTACACCATTGTATTCCTGATTCCCAAAAATAACGCGGTCTGTTTGTTCATAATACCATGTTGATTTTTAGAACAATCGTTCTATAATAAATGACAGGAGGAAAAAATATGGAGTGCATCAACATCCGGGTAAACAACGGGAGGGTCGACGTGACGGTCGACGGCGCGAAGCTGACAGACGTGCACAGCGTCAGCGTGGACTACATCAAGGGCATTCCGCTCCTGTTTTCCTGCGTCGCGGACGTAGGCCGGGAGCAGGACGAGCGGCGGGAGCCACACGTACTGCATTGATCTGAATCATCTTGGATTGCAAGTGCCGCAAGCTCCGTATCCGGCGGCTATGGCGTCGTCAGAGGAATCGAACCAGATTTCGTTTTCACTTAGTATCTTTTTGGCCCATCGGCAACTCGGTTTGTGGAATTTGTCGCTATCCTTGCTTGCGACGAATTTTCCAGCGGACTTACCCTGAGAAGGATCTGGAAAAGTAGTTTCCACAGGTGTGTCTGCCTCGCTGACGTCGGAATTGACGTCAGAAGAGAGCACGTCGGGATTGACATCCTTTGAATTTGCTTCCTGCAAGAGATTGCCGGACTGATCTATAAAGCGGACATTGATATTATCAACCGGCTCACCCGTGCTGAAATAGTGGTACAGGCCGCCGCTCATATAAAATGCAAGAGCCATGATAGATTCCTGGAAGCTTACAGTGTCGGAAGACAGCGTGACGGTGAATTTTGTGTAGTCGTCTGCGGCGTCAATCGCGGTGACGTTCGGGTAGTCCTCAGAGCCTACCATATCGGCAAGGCTGCTGTCGATCTGCTCCGCCATATCCTGCATCAGCTTTTTGTGGCAGGCTTCCGTCATAACGTACGTCACGGAGCCGTCCGCATTCAACGTGGCGGACTTGAAGCCGTCTGTCTGCGCGACTTTTGCATCAAGCTCCTCCTGCGTGGCGTTTTCACCTACGTAGTCGGACGGAATCGTGATTTCAACTGTTCCGCCGCTGAACAGCGTCCCGGAGTGCTTTTCCACATTGAAGGATTGCGAAGATTGTTCAGGTGCATCCTGAGCAGTGGACTGTTCGGGCGTTTCCGGCGTCTGGGAAACCGCCTCCTGTGCCTGTGCGGGCGGCTGATCCGCCTGCTTAGGTTGCTTCGGAAAGAGCAAGATGCCGAGAGCGGCCAATACGGTGACTCCGATCAGAATAAAATTCCTCGAAGAGCCGGTTTTTCTCCTGTTTTTTGCGCCGCATACCTTGCAAACGCGTTCACTGGCGTTGATCTGAGCACCGCAAGAGCGGCAGATCATCTTCCGGTTCGGCGTGTCACAGTGCGGGCAGAACTTCTCCCGTTCCGGGAACTCTGCCCCGCATCTTGGGCACTGCACAATATATTCATTTTTAGTCATCAATGCGGCACTCCTTATATGGTTTGTAAACAATTACATATTACCACTTAGAACCAGCAACCGCAATGTAGAAGCTGCACAAAAATAAACGTCGGAATTTGGAAGAATGGAGATAGGAGCTGAAATGAACAAAAAAGAAGCCGCGACAATCAAGGAATTGGTGGAAACTATATCAAGATTCACGCCCGAAAAACTCAATCTTTTTCTATCTGCTTCGCGAGATTTAATAGAGCGGATGCAAGCTCGGGACGATTCATGCAAATCCGAATAATCTGCTGGATATCCTCCGGCAAGTCACGAATAAGCGCTTCGCCATCGGCGGGGCGCTCTTTTTTTATGCCTTTGCCCATCAGTTCTTCTACTGTTACGCCGAAGTAGTCGGCGATTTTTTGCGCATTTACGTCAGAGGGTTTTGTCTTCCGCGCTTTCCAACAGCTTATTGTTGATTTGTCAATTCCGAGTTCTCGGCCAACGTATGCAGGGGTTTTGTTTACAGAAGCGCAAAGCGCAACAAAGTTGTCATAAAACACAATAATACACCTCTGGAATTGTTAAATACGACGAAAGTTGAATTAGTTTGCAAATAGCGGTTGACAGTTGAGAATGTTTGATGTATTATTGCCTTGTGGTTGAAAAAGTTTGCAAAAGACAAGACCCAAGCAAATCAACGCTTGCGCCAATGCTAATGTGTTTCTCGCAAATTCATAGTAGCACAAACAGTAAACAATTTCAACAACAAATTTCAAAAGTTGACTGCGGCGAAAAGAAAAGCCGCCCGTGGTTCGTTCACGAGCGGTTTCCCCCAGAGTTGTTTACCAGAACGCGCTGCACAGGATGGTCGTCTGCATTACTTCGCATCCGTCCGAATTGGTAGAGTTCTTTCCACCGGCTTGGCAATGCCATCCTGACACAAAACGAACTTACGCTTCTATGACGCGCCGCTCACTTTGGCAGTTCTGGCGCTGCCCCTTGCCCTAACGCATCACGCCGTTTCTTTGGTCTGGAACTGGCAAGTTCAAAAGTTTGGTCATGACAACCACCTCCTGAATTTACCTAAAAGGGCTAATGGCAGTATAGCACGTCCGGGGCGTTGCAGTCAACAATTTTAACAGAATGGAGGTGTGTATATGCCTGAAAAATGGACAGGCGTACTGATCGGGAAAATGCACAATGCGCGTGTTTCATACGACGATCTTGCCGCAGAGCTTGGACTTACAAAAGGCTATCTGTCCTTGATCTTGAACGGGAAAAGAAATCCGCCGGGTGCGAGGAAGCGCTTGGAAGGCGCGGTTAAGGCCGTCATCGAACGAAGAAAGGAGGAAAAATGACGCTGGACGATATCCGGGCAATGTCGAAGCCAACGATCCTAGCAAGCGAAGCGGCGCAGGTGCTCGGCTGCGACCCGCAATGGCTTCGCTTGATGGCGAGGGAACAGCCTGAAAAGCTGGGCTTCCCGGTCTGCTGCACAAGCAAGCACAGAGTGAAGATCCCGAGAGAGCCGTTTTTGCGGTTTCTCGGAGCATGAGGAGGAACAAATGAAAGTTAGAACTGCCGGGAACAGGAACAGAAGGAGGATGCAGCATGGCGGAAGTGAAGACCTACACCCTGACGCTGGATGCGCAGGAGCTGCATGATCTGATCGAGGCGGTGCTGGTCTGCGAGTGCCAGGCAGCGCAGATCATTAACGGACTCAAGCGAAAGGGACTGGATCTGGACGCGCAGAAGCTCGTGACACAAAACGCCCGTCTGGCGCGTCTCGTCAGGCGGATGCAGGAGACGAAGGAGGATAAGCGGAATGCGGAAACTGATTCTCAGCGGAGACGATTGGTTTGAGCTGAAGCACACGCTGGAGCTACTTGTGATCGCGACCCACAATGAGGCCAATGAGTTTGAGGCAATGGCCGCACACCAGCCCGCGGAAATAGCGGAGCGGGCTGCAAACCTCGCAAAACGCCGCCGGGAAAGGATGGAGAACTATAAACGGCTTATGGCACTGGTAGAATCGGCAGAACGGCTGCCGGATACGAAGGAGGACGCAGAATGAGAACCAATCTTGCAGAACGGCTCGGGTATGAGCCGGAGGAAACGACTGAGGAACGCCGGGAACGGCTGCGGGAGGAATTAGAGGCCCGCAAGGCGGCGCGGCGGATCGTCAAAGGAATGTGCCTTTGGGTCAGCGGCGCAGCGATGATCCTGTCAGCAATGGCAGGGACGGCCGAAATGACGTATGAATGCGTCCTGACCGGCACGGTCGCACTGGCAGCGCTGCTGTACGGGCTGGCATGACGGAAGCGGATCTGCTGAAGACTCCCTGCGAGATCTGCAGAGAGCGCGGGCTATGGCGCTCCGGCTGCACCACAGACGGCCGATTCTCCTGCGGCATCTATTGGGAAATCCTGTTTGAGCAATGGGACGCGACCTGCAAGCTTATCCGAGAGCGCACGAAAAAGAAATGACCCCTGCCGCGCGGCAACGCGACAGAGGCCGAAAGGAAAACGATTGTCGCCCTCATTATAGGGCAGAAAGGAACCTATGTCAAGTTTAACGGATTCCCGCGTTCGACATGGTGCGAAAGCCTGTGTCGAGGCGGTTCGGGCCGACTACCCGAAGTTCAACAAATGCCTGCTTTCTCAGTGCGAAGCGCCGGAGAAATACGGCGTGCAGCTTGTTCCGGAGGCAGCCGCGGCGATCAAGGCGCTGGACGCGCCCAAGAACCGCAGCGATAAGCGCCGGAAGGTGAACCGGTATTATTTCCGCCTGACGGACGAGCAGGCCAAGAAGCTGGACAGGCTTCTGAAAAAGCTGGGCTATTCTACGGTTCAGAGCTTCTGTGAAGCGCTAATTCGCCAGGAGGTGAGTCGTAATGGCATATGACGGCGAAAACCTGTACTTGAGCATTCCGGAGCCGGAATACGAGCCGGACGAGCCGGAGGACGAAGACCGTTATTTGTTCCCGCCGCTGTGGCTGGTGGGAAAGATGAAACAGGAGGAAGGATAAAATGGCAATCAAGAAACCCGCTGAACTGGATTTCAGCAACAAGAAGTTTATGTGCATCATTTCCGGGCAGCCCGGATTGGGCAAGACGACGCTGGCCCTTTCGGCCCCGAAGCCGTTTTTGTTTGATACGGACAACGGAATCGCCCGCGTTCGCCCGGAGCAGCGCGGCGTGACCTCCGTAGTGGAATCCTACGAGGAAATGCTCGGCGATATGGATTCCGACGAATACAAGGCGGCTGAGTCCGTCGTGATCGATACCGGCGGTATGCTGGTACAGCTGATGAAGGACTGGGCAAAAAAGCAGGACAGCAAGGCCGTGAAGGATGGGCGCGCTATGTACGGCGTGATCAAGGCCGAGTTCGACCGGCTGTGTTACCAGATCCGCACAAAAGACAGGAAGCACCTGATCGTGGTGTTCCACACGACGGAACAGCAGAAGGGCGACACCATCCAGACGCGCCTTTCCTGCGAGGGCGGCGCGAAGGATATTGTTTGGACGCCTGCCGATTTTGGTGGCTATATGTTCATGATGGGCAACAAGCGCATGATCGGCTTTACACCGACAGACGAATACTTTGCAAAAGGCTGCTTCGGTGTGCGCGGCGTGATGCAGCTGCCGGAACTCAAGCCCGGCCAGAAGTCCACGTTCCTAACAGATCTGTTCCGTAAGGCGCAGGAGGATATCAATGCGCAGGCCGCAATCTACAGCGGTGAGAAAACCGCATATGACGTGGCGATGCAGGAAGGCCGCGCGTTCATTGCGCTTGTCGGAGATCCCGACACGGCGTTAAAGGCGCGGGAAGGGCTGGCAAAGATCCATCACGCTCTGACTAGCGCCGCCGAGCTTGGCGCAGAGTTCAAGCACAAGTGCAAGGAACTCGGTCTGAAATACGATAAGGAGATAAAAGCCTATGTATTGGCTGACACAAAGCCTGCTGAGCAGCTGGAAGCACTTTCTTGATGCGGATGATGCGTATGCAGACACGGCGCTGTCCGCCTTCCTCTCCACGCTTCGGCGTGAAGAGAAGGAAACAACGCAGGCGATGCAGGCTGGCATTGACTTCGAGGCGGCAATCAACAGCACGGTTGCGGGCGTACCGATTGAGCCTGTCAGCGAGAAATACGACCGGGCTGTAGCAAAGTTTTCCCGTATCTGTACAGGAGGTCAACCGCAAGTGCCGGTTGCCGGGCGGCTTCGTGTGGCGGGCTTGGATTTCCAGCTTTACGGTGTCTGCGACTATGTAAAGGCCGGAATCATCTACGATATCAAGCGCGTGCAGCGGTACGAATACGGCAAGTATCTGCACAGTCCGCAGCACCCGATGTATCTGCATCTGCTACCCGGCGCGTCGAAATTTACATATCTGATCTTCGACGGAACAAGCACCTACACGGAAGCATACCGACGCGGCGATTTCGAGCCTATCGAAGATACGATCTCCCACTTTATCAACTGGCTTTTGGCAAATGGATATATCAACGATTATTTTACACATTGGGAAATGAACACTGAAAGGATGGACAAAGTAGATGGGATTTAAGGCAGTAAAGAATGATGGCGGTCTGATGAAGGCTGGCGACTATGAGTGCTATTTGAAATCGTGCGGCTACAGCGTAACGAAGAACGGAAATGAGTGCATCAAGTTCGATTTCGTTGTCCGTGAGGACGTCGAGCAGGAATACCAGAAGAAGCACATCTTCAAGAACTTCTGGCCCGACCGCGATACCGGAGAGTATGACGCAGACAAGATCGGCAAATATGCAAACGCGCTTGGCATTGAGCCGGGCACAGATTTTGAACTTGACGATCTGGTAGGCCGCAACTGCATTTTGCACATGGAGCCGTTTGAGGGAAATGACGGTGTGACACGCGACTGTATCCGGTATCTCAAGCCCAGCAAGGCAGAACCCTTTGTAACGCCTGCACCGGCTAGCACAGAGGAATTCAAACAGCTTGACGAAAGCGACGACGAGCTTCCGTTCTGAGGGCTGACGGATGGGAGATAAAAAAGAATACGTCAAGCTGTGGCTGAGTTACAGGAGCTATTTCGAGGCGTACAGTGCTGCTGAGGTGGGGCGCTTGGTGCTGGCTGCGATGGATTATCGCGAGTCGGGAGCAGAACCAGAGTTCAGCGGGAATGAACGTTTCATTTGGCCTGCGATTCGACGGGACATTGACGAATCCGTAGCGGCTCAAAAAGCCATCTCCGCGTCCAGAAGCGAGGCAGGAAAGCAGGGCGGTCGGCCTGAATCCGAAAAAGCAAACGCTTTTGACGAAAGCAACGAAAAGCAAAAAAAGCAAATGCTTTCCGATGAAAGCAACGAAAAGCAAAAAAAGCAAATGCTTTCCGATGAAAGCAAAAAAAGCTATGGACAAAGGAAAAGGACAAAGGAAAAGGACAAGGACAGTATTCTTTCCCCCCTACCCCCCACGCTGCGCGAAGCAGTTGAAAAATGGGTGGCGTACAAGGGCGAACGACGGGAGGAGTATAAGCCTGTCGGCCTGCAAAGCCTTGTTACGCAGATCACAAAGGCTGCGGAGGAATACGGCGAGGAAGCCATGATCGACGTGATAACCCGTTCTATGGCCGCAAATTACAAGGGGATCGTGTTTGACTGGCTGAAAGAGACCAGCACACGCCCTGCGGCGCTCGGCCGCGCTGCAAAGCCCGGCTACGGCGTACAGGGACACCATGACGAGCTGAATCCACTGGAACGTGCGGCTGTGGACAGGGTGATGGGGCCGGTGTCAAAGGGCGCTGCCCGATTGCAGCAAGGCGTGCAGCGCCACGGGGACGAACTTGATGCGTTCCAGCTGGAGGCAGTCGAGCGAATGCTTGGGGAAAACAAGGAGGATAATACATGAGATTTGTTTGCGACTGCTGCCACGATCTGACGAACATCGAGGCCGACCGGATGGAGATCCAGGGCGACAAGCTGATAGTGTACAGCCGGGGCAAGCTGGTGTACGTTGCGGATCTCGGCCAGATCATGCTGGCGAAGCTGACGCCGGGGAGGGATGAGGCAAAATGAGAGCCACGAAAGACGGTGAGTTTCGCAGCAGCGTCTACACACAGCGTCCGCCGTATGCTGATTTTGAAGCGCCTGCGAAGTTTCAGGCGATACAGAGCATTATTGCAAAGCGCCTGAAGGAGCATCCGAATGCGATGTGCTCTTATTCTGGCGGCAGCGATAGCGACATCATGATCCACATGATCGAGACGGCCCGCAAGATCTTCGGTCTGCCGCCGATCAAGTATTACTTCTTCGAAACGGGCCTTGAAATGGAGGCCACGCGGCGGCACGTCAGGGAAACGGCAGAGCTGTACGGCGTGGAGATCCAGACTGTCCGTCCGAAGAAGAACATTGTGCAGGCGACGAGAGAATACGGGCAGCCGTTCGTCTCAAAGATCATGTCTGCTGGGCTGGAAGCCGTGCAAAAAAAGAACATTCCGCTCACCATCGCGGATGAATACGATCAGGCGGGAGACAAGTCGGCGAAGCGGAAGGAACTGAAAGAGCGATATCCGGGCTGTGAGCAGGCAATCAATTTCCTCTGCTGCTGCAATTCGGCAGGCGAACCGCGCCCGAATATCCAGCTTGTTATCAACAGTTCAAAGTACATGCTTGATTTCATCAAGGAAAATCCGATCCCGTTCCGCGTCAGCAATCACTGCTGCGACATCTGCAAAAAGCAGCCCGCACACGCCATTGAAAAGCAGTTTGATATGGTGATTACCGGAGAGCGCCGCGACGAGGGCGGAATGCGTTCCGTGCCGCGCAGCGACAGCTCGACGATGTGCTTCACCGAGACGGCAGCAGGCAAGTTCCGACTCAGGCCGCTGTACTACGTCTCAGACGCGGACAAACAGTGGTACAAGGACTACTACGGCATCCGATATTCGGACGCTTACGAAGTCTACGGCCTCAAGCGAACGGGCTGCTGCGGCTGCGCGATCTCGGCAAGAGCCGCGTCCGATCTGGAACTCATACGCCCATATGAACCGAACGTCGTCAAGGCGGCATGGGCGATCTTCGGTGACAGTTACAGGTATCGCGCGAAGTACAACGAGTATAAGGCTATGCGGCGGGAAATGGAGAAAGCTGCAAAGCGGCCAGACGATTGCACGGAGCAACTGCCCGGCCAGATGGTTCTTAGTGAAATGAAGGAGGACACGCAATGACGGATCAAGAGATCGTGCAGGCGCTGCGGCAATGCGCCAAAAGTGACTGCTCAAGTTGTGGGATGTGCCCGATTTTCCCAGATAGGGAGTGCGTCGAGCATTTAGCCGCCGCGGACGCCAGTCTGATCGAGCGCATGACCGCCGAGAACGCGAAGGCAGAAGCCGAGAGGGACGCGGCGTTAGCAGACCTCGCGGATGCGCGGAGTTGCAAGAATTGCAAGTATGCGTGCGATACGCGCGACTGCTCCAGCTGTAAATCAAAGACGTGCAAATGCCGTGAGTGTCATCTCGACAAGAATGCGTGGGAATGGCGCGGCGCGCCGGAAGCACCGGAGGTGGATTTATGAAAAGTCCCCTTCTTTGCCGCATGGGTCTGCACAAGCTGAACAAGTATACGTATGTGCAGGTAACACGCCGCAGAAGCAACCGGCACGGTGGAAAGTATCACACAAATTACGCAATCTGTGAACGGTGCGGAAAACTCTGTTACCGGGTGCGTCGATTTCAGAAACTGGGCGTGGCGCGGATTGCCGGAAGCGCCGGAGGGAGGAGAAAAGGCATGAGCAAAATCAAAAAGGTAGGATTTGGGTATACGGTGCCGAAAGAACGGTACCAGGAAGCCGCGGAGAATATCCAAAAGCTTGGCGCTATGTACGCAGAGTACCTGCAGAAGAAAAATTTCGATGGGCTTGGAGAGCAAGATGCGCAAGAGCTCATGGCCGACATCCTGCTTGCCTGCACTGCGCTGCTCTATGTCGCAGAATTTGCGGCAGATAAATGCCATATGGTGCCGCTGCCGGGAAAGGATGGAAAAGCATGAAGATTTACATCGCCGGTAAAATCACCGGAGACCCGAATTACAAGATGAAATTCCGCATGACGGCGAAGCACATACAGGAGCTGTATCCTCTCGCGGTGATCTTGAATCCGGCGGAACTGCCGGAGGGTCTGACACCGAAGGACTATATGCGGCTGTGCTTCGGGATGATCGACGCGGCGGATATCCTGTTCGCGCTGCCGGATGCGAAGGAAAGCAAGGGCGCAAAGTTGGAAATTGCGTATTGCAGATATGTTGGGAAAGGGGTTTTGAAATGGAACGATTGACTGAATGGAATGGCGAACAAACCCGTCATGCCTATTACCCGCGCTGCTTTAAAGAACCGTGCTACGGCAGCGGGTGCAAAATCAAGGATTGCCCGTTTGAAATAGCGGTATGTGAGCGACTCGCAGCCTACGAGGATACGGGGCTGACGCCAAAAGAGGTAACTGCGCTAGGAGAACTGTTCGATTACGCGCTGAAAGAATCAAAAACGCTGACTGAGCAGCTTACATTGCTCCATCACATCCGCGAGCTTGCCGAGGCCGACAAGGACGGGCGCGTGGTCGTGCTGCCGTGCAAGGTGGGAGATACGGTGTGGTTTAAGACATACAAAAATAACGCGCGAGATTGCATTGGCGTGCAACCACATGAGGTTACAAGAATATCAGCAAGCATCATTGTTCCGGGGGAAATTGTGGATATCGG